AAATGTATATCGAACTAGGGCTGGACGTGTCAAAGTTCAATCCTAGCTTAACAAGTGCAAAGAATGCAGTGAAGTATTTTCAAAATAACGTCAAGGCACTCGACAGCACTTTAAAAAATAATGGTAAGAGTACAGAATTGCTTAAAGCAAAATATAAGTCTTTAGGCCAAGCCATTCAAGCACAAAAAAAGGTACTCGATCAAATGAAGCAGAACTTTGATAAGCTTGATCCAGGATCTGCTAAATTTGATAAAGCCGCTGCGGACATTGAGCGTGAGAATGCGAAGTTGGCAGCAATGGAAGGCCAATTGTACAAAGTCGAACAAGCCTTAAAAGCTGTAGGCCGTGAGAATAGCTTTTCAGGAAAGATGGAAGCTTTAGGGAAGAATCTTGTTAAAAGCGGAGAGCATATCCAGAACTTTGGTAAGAAAGTATCTGACTTCGGCGGGACGCTAACAAAAGGAATTACTGCGCCACTTGTGGCCAGTGCTGGATTTGCTGTCAAGGCGGCAGTAGATTATGAATCAGCTTTCGCTGGTGTAAGAAAGACCGTAGATGCTACAGAAGGCGAATACAAAAAAATGTCTAGTGCAATTCGTGAAGCATCAAAAGTGATGCCAGCAAGCGCAGTAGAAATTGCAAAAGTAGCAGAATCAGCCGGACAACTTGGTATCAAGAAAAAGAATATCGTAGACTTTTCAAAAACTATGATTGACCTTGGCGAATCGACCAACATGACTGCAGATGAGGCAGCAACCTCTCTCGCTCGTTTGGCCAATATCACGCAAATGCCTCAGTCAGAATTCAGGCGACTAGGATCAACAATCGTTGACTTAGGAAACAACTTTGCAACGACTGAATCGGAAATTGTCGAAATGTCTCTACGACTTGCCGGGACTGGACATCTTGTTGGTTTAACAGAACCACAAATTCTTGCTCTAGCAACAGCTATGAGTTCTGTAGGTATCAATGCCGAGGCTGGGGGTAGTTCTTTCTCCCGTGTTATGCAAAAAATCAATACTCAGGTCCTTTCAGGAGGGGACAAACTCGAAAAATTTGCAAAAGTCGCCGGGATGAGCGCTGAAAATTTCGCAAAATCATGGAAGACGGAACCACAAATTGCCATGCTTGCGTTTTTGGATGGGTTGAAAAAAGTCAAGGCATCCGGTGGGGATGTGACCCAAACATTAAAACAACTTGGGATTAAATCAACTCAAGAAATCGACACTATGCAACGTATGGCTGGTGCAGGAGATCTCTTGTCTCGGGCGCTGAAAACTGCCAATGGGGCATGGAAGGAAAATAATGCACTTACCACCGAGGCAAAAAAACGATACGAAACAACAGAATCTCAACTTAAAATCTTTAAGAACCAGATTACAGACTTAGCGATTGAATTTGGTGGTCCTCTCATAAAAGCGATGAACTCTGGTTTGCAAGCTGCTAAACCGTGGGTGCAGAAGTTAGCCGATATGGCTAAGGCTTTTAGTGAAATGAGTACGGAACAACAACAAAATATCATCAAATGGGGCTTGCTTGCTGCCGGGGCTGGCCCAGCCCTATCAATTCTCGGTAAAGGAATCGGAGTAATCGGAGGAGTCACAAAAGGCATCGGTTTTCTTACGCAAGGAATTGGTAAGGTAGGAGGAGGACTGTCACTTCTTAGCAAAACCTTCCAACTCTTTAAACAAGGAAGCAGCTTGACAGAAGCTTTTAAAACAGCAAGTGCTGGAATAGCTTCAACAGGAATGGCTGCTGAAGGGGCTGCTGCAAGCACTGGCACACTTGCTAAAGGAATCGCAATGCTTGGAAGCTCAACTACTTGGGGTGTCCTCTTGGGAGGCGCTGCACTGATAACATTTGGTGTGATTGCCGAAAAGATTCATGAGGCAAATGTTCGAACGGAGCGTTGGGGAACATCGGTATCCAAGCTTCAGGACGAGCAACTAAGTGGGTTCAAGAGAAAAGTCGATGAAGCCAATAAGGCTATGGTCGAATTTGGGACCAGTGCTGGAAGCGTCGATAACGTAAAATCTTCGTTCGAAAAGCTTAACAACGAAATTGATAAGCTAATTGATGAAAAGAAGAAAAAGCTTGAGGCACTTGCGAAAGAAGTCGGCATGAGTGATGAGGTTCGCAAAAACCAGGAATCGCAACTTGAACAAACAAAAGATAATGTTCGAAAGATGACGGACCAGGTCGGTAAAATCTATCAAAATGCAAAAGATCAACATCGTGACCTAACACGAGAAGAAAAAGCAGTCGTACTGGACATCCAGAACCAAATGATTAGCGAACAGCTCGATCTGATGAATATCTCAAAGAGCAAGAAACAAGCAATCATGCAAGCCATGAATGGGGATGTCAAGAACATGAACGAGCGCCAACGGGGCGAAGCGCTTGATGTTGTTTCAAAATGGATCACAGACGAGCAAAAACTTTACGAGAAACGAAAGAAAGCCATCAAAGATGCATATAAGAATGACGACTCATACGAAGGTATCAAGGAACGGAATCAAAAACTAGAAGAACTCGAAAATGAACACTTAGCCAAGAAGCAAGCCTACCAGCAGAAATATATGGAGTTAGAGAAGGATTTTATCGATAACTACAATGGACGCTGGACCAAAGAGGCACTAAGCGGAGTCCATAATCGAATGGCAGCACTCGGCCTTGATTGGAAAGAGTTTGATAAATACATGCGGACTGCTGCTGATACGGTCCAAAGTACATCAGGTATTATTGCTCGTTCGATGACTAACATGAGCAAAGAAACCGCAGAAGCTAACACAGTCTGGAATTCACTTGTCTTTGATGAAAAAAAAGGTGAAGTTAAAACCAACGCAAGAGAAGAAGTGGCTAAAGTCCTCGAGGCTGAAAACGGATGGAATTCTATCGAATTTATTTTAAAAAATGCCAATATTGAAACTAATGCGAAAATGCTTATTGGAGAAGCGTTAGTAGAGACCGGGAAATGGAATGATCTCACGGTTGAGCAAAAAGAACTTGTGTTAGAAGGTCACAAAGGAATGCAAGCTATACTTGAGAATAAGCAAGCCTTGCAAGAATGGAACGGCCTTCCAGCGGAAGTCAAAGAGCTCTTGATGAAGAACGAAGCGTTCTTGAATTCTGGCAATCTTGCCATCTCTACTTTGCAACGGTGGAATGAACTAAGTCCTCAACAAAAAGAACTTATTGCTAAAGACTTGGCAACTGGGGAAGTTACGAAAGTGAAGGAAGCTCTATCCCTTTTAGTTGGAATGAATCCAAATATTCCAATCAACGCTAAAGACAACGCAAGTCAAATCATCTCGCAAGTAATCAATGACGCTCTTAATATTCCAAAAGAGACCAATACAAGTCTTAATGCAGACGCATCGGGTGTAGAAATCGGAAGAAACAAGGCCCTTGAAGCGTTTGGAATGGTCAACGCCTTCCAAGTACCTACCAAACCAATCACAGCTGATGCAAGTAACGCAGTTGCTCAAGGTCAGTCTGCAATTAACAAACAGACCGAGTGGAACAACACGCCTTCGCCAACCAAGAACTTAACTGGGGACTCGTCCAATGCAGTGAGTGCTGGACAATCTGCAATCAATAAGCAAAACGAATGGAACGCACTGTATAGCCCGACCAAGTATATTACAGGAGATGCGTCAAGTGCCATTAATGCAGCTAATTCAGCAGCCTCAACAATTAATGCTATACCTGCAAGTAAGCACGTTTCCATTTCAGCATCTGTTTTGGGGCTTGGGGCAGCCGCAAGGATTTTGGGATTAAAAGACGGGACAGACTACCACGAAGGTGGTTTTGCAATGGTCAACGACCAACGCAATCCTGTCTACAAGGAAATGGTAACTCTACCAGACGGAAGCAGCTTCATCCCAGAAGGTCGGGATGTAGTATTGCCTCTTCCTCGTGGGTCTAAAGTCTTGCGAGCAGATAGGACCAAACGATTGATGCAAAAACTTGGTATTCCAAAATACGCATCAGGTATAGGAATCCCCGAAGATGCCAAATTTCTGAAAGAAATGGAAAAGGCTGGACAACAAATCGTACTTAAGGAAAACACACAACATAGCTATAATGGGCAAAACATTGTTGCTGAGATTGCATTTCTAAGATCAAGTTTAGAAAAGTTATTGACTGCTATCCTTGAAAAACCATCAGAAACCTATCTAGATGGTAACGTTTTAGCACAGAATAGCTATCAACGGTATTCTAAAATTATGGCGAGGGAGGGAATCTAATGTTTAACATGATTATAAATGGATTTGACACTGGTTCATTCCCAAACTGCTATGTGACAGATTTTGGAGAAGACCAGACTGCGACACCAAGGGTCGAATCAAATACGATTTATGGAGCTAACGGAGACTACAATTTATACGATGGAGCTTATGATGGGTACGATAAGACAGTAAGCTTATACGTTGTCAAAACAAGTGAAATCGAAATGATTGTAAATCAATTCAAGCCGGAAGAAAATAAAATAGAGTTTAGTCATCGACCAGGCTCTATTTTTTATGCTGATTTCCAAAGTGCATCATTTAAACAGAACGGTTTGCATGCTTGGACTCTAGAAATCAAATTAAAAATGCACCCATTCCGTTACTTAAATAATGACGCTGTAGTCACTTTGGCAGGCAACGGTACAGTAAACAACCCAGGAACTGTATATTCTGAACCAGTTATCACAATTGAAGGAAATGGAGATGTCTCTTTGACCATCGGGAAACAAACCATGCAACTCGTGATTGATACAAAAGCAACAATTGACTGCCGTCATAAAAAACAAAATGTCTATGACAAAAATGGAAATCTGAAAAATACATTGAGAAAAAGAGGTGGTTTCTTCGAAATTGCTCCAGGCACTTCTGGTATTGCAGTTTCAGGAACTGTTTCAAAAATCACAATAAAAGGGAATTGGAGGTATAAAGTATGATCTATCTGCAAGAGGGTAACTTCCCTCTTAATGAAGCTTTTAGCTCTGAAATTGTCCAGGAAGCTAACAGCACATATCAACTCACCTTTAAATTTCCAACCTCAGATCCAAAATGGGCATTGTTAACTCCAGAAACAGAATTGGTTGCTGACGATTTGCATGGAGAGCAGTGCTTTACTATTTTCGAAGTCGAAAAGCAACACGGATATGTCACTGTATATGCCAATCAAGTAGCAACATTACTAAATGGGTATTCCATCAGCAAGATTAATGTTGATCGGGTTAATGGAGCAACTGTGATGAATGCGCTCGTAGCCGGTTTTAAACGAGAAACACCATTCACGTTTTTTTCTAACGTGATGTCAAAACACACCCTCAATCTTAAAGATATCTCAGCGATGGAAGCCTTGGCCAAAGACAAGCACTCCATCGTTGGGCAATGGGGTGGAGATCTCGTCAGGGATAAGTACAGTGTCCGATTATTAGAAAACGGTGGAATCGAAAACGAATCATTGTTTGCCTACAAGAAAAACATGAAGTCGTTCCAAGAATCAAAATCCACTAAAGAACTGAGAACACGGATCCATTTTAAAAGGGTTATCGAAGCCCACGAGGAAGGTAAGAAAGATCAAATCCTAACCGTGACCATTGATAGCCCACTGATCAATAAATACAAGCATATCTACGAAGCAGATATGGAAGTACAAGATCAGGATGTTGTAGATCAAAAAACGCTTGAGGAATACGGCAAGCGCTATTTCCGTGAAACTCTGTGTGACATGATTGAAGAAAGCCTTGAGATCGATGTTGTAGGCCAGGCAGATCAACCAGTACACATGTTTGATATCGTAAGCATCTTCCACGAGGGCTACAATGTAGATTTGCGAAAGAAAATCACGAAATACAAGTTTAATCCAATGAGCATCAAGCTTGTTAGCATCGGATTTGGTGAAGTTACCAGAACTTTGGCAGACTCGATCTCAGGCATGGTCAATGACTCTGTCGAAAAGAAAATGAAGTCTTTTGATGCAGAATACGAAGCAAAAGTACAGAAGCTTGTAGGCAATGCTAATGCTGAATATGACAAGCAATCAAAAGAGCTGGAAAATAAAATCACAGACGGTATTGAACAAGCGAAAGCACAAGCTGAAGTAGTTAAGCAGGAAATCTCGGCTCAAGTCACTGATAAAATTGCTGCAGCAAATCAAGCAAATAAAAATGAAATTGTGGAAGAGTTCAAGGCTAAGTACAACGGCATTGAGGTCAAGATGCAAGGTTTGAAAGCTACTACTGATAAATTGAAGACCAGTGATGCAGACATCAAGAAGTTGATCAATGATTTTAAAGCTCAAACACAAAGCCAATTTTCTGGCATCCAAGGCGCACAATCACGCTTTGAACAGACAACAGAAAAAGCCATCTCTGACCTAATCAATGTAGCAACTGGCAAAGCAGATCGGTCTTATGTCGAACAGACGGTGAATGGTCTCAAAGAAGAGTTCACCACAATC